TAATAATAATAATAATAGATTCTTAATAATTGCGCAAGTAAATGATTCAACTGATACAATCGGTAATAATAAAATAGATGATAAAGTTCATATTATATGTATCAATACAATTATTTATTATTTCGACGATGTCGTTTATTTTCGGAAAAATCGATTACAGGTGTTTCGACTCTGATATATGCCCCATATTTAGGGTCGGATTCGTATAAAAATAGCTTTGTTACAATATTCTTAATTTCATTTAATTCATCCACTTTCAAATCACGAGTATGTATAATTTCGTTATATTTACATATCGTGTTACTAAGATTAATTTTAATAGATGATAAATCGTCGTTCCTCATAGCTTGTAAATGGATGTTAAATTGGTCGTTGTCCATTATAATCTATTCGATTGATGTTTTTATATCATTATAAACGGCAATATACAAAGGCGTAATAAATTATAACAGATTATCAATCGGTTAATATAAACCTATAATAATAAATTAAATATGTCGCAAGAAAACCGATTAGTGATAAATATACAGAATAAATCATTCTATTTTTGTTGGTACGATTTACGTGTATAAGTTTAAGAATCGGGTCGATTACTGTGAAATCATCATAATTTTCAGAAAAACGCCGTTCTATTCTAGTCAGGATGCATCCATCGAATACAAAAAACATTATAAATATAAGTATATGTGTTGCCTCTGCTATAATAACCCAATATCTGGACCCGGATAAAATGATTACAATTGATATTGCGGGGATAGCGTAGTGAAATATGCGCAGGGTTAAACATATCGTAGTATCATTTAGATTAGTTTTTCGAATGAAGCATTCTATACGATTTACTAACATTTTTTGTTTTTCCTTAGTTAATAACATTAATATTATTAATAATATTAATATTGAACTCATACGAATGAGCACTTAATCAAAATGTCGGGGTGTCTATAAATGCACTTACTTGGGTTGATTGTACATCCATCATAAATTCGCGAATTATGTATATTCCGATACATGCACTTACAAAAACTATTAACGTTTCGCGTGGAATTGGTTTTAATCCGTCGTTAACATCTCTGCGAACAAACCGCAATTCTATAAATTTACAAATGACAAATATACTTGATATAACTAACGCTTGCGTAAATAAAGTCTGCATAGTATTAAATACAAGTATTTATTTATTTATTTAACTACGCATTAAATATTGCCTTTATACGACAATTAATATTCTAATATATAATATGCGGAAAATTGAATCAGGATATGAAAATTTTATAGACAATCATTTGATAGATATATGTGAATATATGAGTGACTATGTTCATAACCTGGGCATAACTCCGAATATTATAACAACCCTATCTTTGTTATTTGGATTGTCCACAGCAGTATCATTGTATAAATATCGGTATTATACCGCGTGTATTTTATGGAGTATATCTTATTATTTAGATAATTTAGACGGATATGTAGCAAGAAAATATAAGCAAACTTCAACATTCGGAGATTACTATGACCACTTTTCCGACTTAATAAAATTTTTAACGGTGTGGTATATATTATATTTAACCGATTCACGTAAATTTTATATAGTATCGATAGTATTGTGTATATTTTCACTGCTAATGCTTACACATTTAGGGTGTCAAGAAAAATATTACGATAAAAATGAAAGCCAATCCCTCGATTTTACGAAAGACCTTTGTCCAGTTACACTATTTAAAACCTTACCTAATACCTTAAATATAACTAAATATTTTGGATGCGGAACATTTAATTTAGTGATTGTATTATGTTTTTTATATTATAAATTCTAGGTGGTTAATCTGACTTTAGGAACCACGCATCCACCAGACCTACAATGCCGCAATGCCTTTCTTATATCATTTTGGTTTGAACCTCCGCTAAATGACATTTTATTTGAACTTAAATTTACCGAACTTCTTCCAACCGCATTAATTTTTTCAATGTTTGTATATTGAGAGGAATCTAAGTATTTATTTGTAATCGATGTGTTAGTTTTACTGGTTGAAATCAAAAAACGTACGCTTTTCAGATAATACGGGGCTGTCGACAGTGGTATATTTTTTTCTAACGTCGCATCATATTGAGACTGTTTCATCCTAATGTACGCTTGTCTATCCGACGCAAAGCTACTTCCATCGGTCATCGTTGCCGGTTTTAACGGCATACCCATATTAACAATCGTTTCGTTATTATTATTCGGCTGTTTTCTACTAAAGTCAGGAGGGCCGTTGAATTTTGAAATGTATGGAACAGACATATATTATATAAATAATTAAATAGTTGGTATAAACTCCCAATCCATTTCTTTACAAATATTTTTCCATATAACATCCTGTTCGATTCGTTTATCCCTATCCTTAAGCATAGGAAAATAAGGTAGGAATTGTGTTTGGTCAAGTAGTTCGCATAATTTATATATAGTATAATAATAATTTAAAAAATTAGTCCTTTTGTCAGGACAGCATTTTGAATAGGGTGCCTGAATTTCTATAAATAGATTGCATAGCTTTATCTCCAATTCAGGGGGCATAATTGGAGGTTTTATACCCAATTTATCTTTTATGAATGGTATATGTTCATAAAATTTGTTATATCCGAGTTTTTTTAAAATATCCTTTGCACGGGTATCTGTAAAGGCACTTAGTGATATTCTCTCCTTCTTTATTTGCTTTAATATGTTAACGATTATTTCTTCTGGGATTTGTGTAGTTTCCTTTGCTTGAAACTGTGCTAATATTTCTCTGAAATGATTAATTCTCTTATATGCATAAAAACATATTTCCTTAGGGGGTTCTTTATACGAAGAAGTTTCTTCTCCGATTAATACAGTATTGTATTTAAAGCATTTGTTGCATATTAGCATACCTTCCTGTTCTATTTGAAGCAATGAGCCTGTTTTACAATATATACAATTGTCAATGTTATAAGTGTATTTATTAATATCAAATGTATATTTTACGTCGCATTTGGTTTTATTTAAAGAATATAAGCTATCTTCAGATGTGGTCGAGGATAGTTTAGAGAAAAAATCGTTTAGATGCGTGATTGGATTGTCGCATTTAGCAATATTTTTCTTTTGTTCGAAATAATTAAACAGATTTAGAGAATTATTTAACAAATATTCTGTTTGAGCTTTATTTATTTTTTTCAGTTTTTTATTTATCGCATCCAATCTAGTGGTCTGTTCAGATGTTTTCGCATTACCGGACGCCTCTATTTGTGTAATTATTGTACGTTTTTCTTCTTCTAATTCCGGTTTAATAATCTCGTTGTCATTATTTATTTTAACCATTTCCTCGTCGTGTTTAGTATTAACTGTTTTCGGAATAACAATTGTATTTTTTGGTTTAACCATACTTTAACTACTACTTTTTATTTAAGTGAAAATGTTTTATGTTTAGATTGAAAATATTATTTAATTCTATTGTATAATGGAAATTTATATAGATAAAACCGAGAATACAGTAGACACTTCTACATTTACTAAGATGAACTTTATATACAACGCATTAAACGACGGATGGAATGTTGTAAAAAAAGACGATAAATACATATTTAAGAAGAAGCATGAGGGGGATAAAGAATTGTATTTAGACACTTTTTTAGATAAATTTATTTATAAAAATATAAAAGTTAATTAAGTTAAAATATTATTTTTTTTTCTTTAGTAATAATATAATATGGGAGGAGGATTAATGCAACTTGTAGCTTATGGTGCCCAGGACGTGTATCTTACTGGAAATCCGCAAATAACTTTTTGGAAGGTGACGTATCGTCGTTACACTAATTTCGCAATGGAATCTATTGAACAAACTTTTAACGGTCAGGCCGATTTTGGCCGAAGAGTTACTTGCACCATTAGTCGTAATGGTGATTTGGCTTACAGAACTTATTTACAGGTGACTTTGCCCGAGATTAACCAACAAATGGTAACTAGTGGCAGCGAAGGTGTATGGGCCCGTTGGCTAGATTTCCCCGGCGAGCAACTGGTGTCGCAAGTCGAACTTGAAATTGGTGGTCAACGCATTGATCGTCAATACGGTGACTGGATGCATATCTGGAATCAGCTCACGATGAACGCCGAACAACTATCTGGTTATTGGGCTATGATCGGTAATACTACTCAATTGACTTTTATCTGCGACCCGTCTTTTGCTCCAATTGATGGCCCCTGTTCAACTAATAGCAATGTTCAAGTATGTGAACCCAGAAACGCATTGCCTGAAACCACATTATACGTCCCGTTTCTATTTTCTTATTGCAGAAACCCTGGTCTAGCTCTTCCGCTTATTGCATTACAATACCACGAATGT